CTGCCCAAGAAAATCCGAGCCAAGAGCATTATACATTTCTCTGGCTTGACTTGATGAACGTTGAGCAGTATTGGTATGCTGAGACATCTGCTTATTGAGCAAAGCAATCATGGGGTCGAATTGTGCACCGACCTGATCCTCAGCAAGCTTTTTAAGCTGATCATACGGGGTGGGTGCAACATTAATGCTGTTGTATTGCCCCATGATCTGATTGACAAGGCCAGCAATAGGGTCAGCGGCAGTTGATGTAATTCCAGACTTCGCCTCAGCTTGATGTTGCTGGTTATTCGCCTGGCGCTCAATGAGCTCCGACAATGACCCAGGGTCAGGACCCAAGTCGCTCAGAAGGGAGCCGCCCGGCTTTCCTTTGTTGGCCTTCTTCTTCTTTGCGCCAAGCTGCGACTTTACCCGGTTCTCTTCCCGAACATCTACCATTGACCTCCTTCTAAATGCCTAGCTGTTGCGCCCGTCGCCTAATTGCATCCTGCTTTGCACTGTTCTTTTCTAGGCCAGTCTGACGCAGGAAATTCGTCCGCTGCATTGACAGGTCACCCAGCTTGTCAGTTTTGCCGGTGGTCAATGCTCGCATGCGCTGATTGAATTGTGTATTATAGTCGCCTAGAGCTTTAGCATATACACCACTATGCAGAATTCCCCGGCCGGCAAAGTCATTTTGCTGATCGGTCCGATCCTGCGTTCCCTGCATATTCAGAGCCCGGGTACTCTCGTTGTAATCCCGGTTTGTAATGCTCTTCTGCCGATTGTATGTGGCATTATACTCGGCAATGGCGCGATTGAAATCCGCTAGCTGTTGCTGGTATGTCGTATCCCCTGCAAGCCATTTGTCGAGCGCTGACGTCTTCTTTGGAGCCTTCTTTTTAGCCATTGCCCAACCTCCTCCGGATTGCTTGCAGTTTCCAGTCCGTAGCCTGCGGAGCGCTCATATTGCCAATAGGCCAAAGCCGGTCTCGATTGACTTTGCTAGGTCGACCACCAATCCAGTCAGGCAATTGCGACTGCTTTGGAGGCTTTGATTTTTCATTGACCTTTGCGTGCTTTACGCTCCACGGAATGCCAGGTCCAGCTTTTCCAGCGCCAAAGTCGCTCTGGCCCTGAATTGACTGATAGTCATACCGCTGAGTTCCCTTTTGCTTCTTTGCGGCTTTGAGGCGATCGGAATTGCCCTTGTCGAGGAACTTTTGCTGCTTTCCTCTGGCCGCAGCAACTTCCTTGCGACGCTTTACCGCTTCAAGCTTTGCCACGGCATTGCTAGGGTCGGGAGGGGGTGGAACCACTTGAGCATTAGGCGGCAAAGCCATCAGTAAAACACCCCTCCCACATTGCCGGTAAGAACATTAGCGTTCATGGGATTCCCCGACGACTGACCTTTCAGTCGCCGGAGAATCGCCGCCTTCTTTGCCTTGGCCGCGTTATCCCTCTGATTGTACCCCAGCATTCCCTGACCGGAAACGGGGCCCATGTTGGGAAAGTTACGACCTCCGCCGTAATACTTATTCCCAGCGGCATACGAATTGAAGTTACGCATACCTGGTGGTGGATTGGACACCGTCTTATTGCCGAAAAGGTCGACAATGCTGCTTGGCATTAGTTCACCGCCTTAGGTACAAGCTGCTTACCGCCAACAAATGCTGTCAACGAATAGAGGCGGGCCGGGCCGTCGGAGGTATTTCCGACAGTCAACATATCCACTTCGAATTGTACCAACCGGAACCGAAGACTCTTAGGAAAGCGGATATACCTGCGTGCAAGACCTGCCCCCACTGGCTGAGTTTGCTGGGTATTAGGAATGATGAATAGCGGATAGCCCCATGTATTCAATGCATGCCATGGTGTCCCATGAAGCTGTCCCCATGTCACCTGGTAGCTAATGCTGAAAGGATACACAATACCGGTAATGGTGCGACCAGTAATAGTGTCAACCCCCCAATGCATCAGCCGCTTGAAGCGGTGAGACACGCCAATGTCATACGCTTTGGTGAACATCTTGCAGGAAATGTCCACCGAGCTTGCCGAAATGTCACCGTCTTCGGTATAGCCACCTTCGTAGTAATCATCGAATCGGAAGATTTTTACATAAGTCTTCCATGCTCCGGTAGACCCCACTCCACCGGAATCGTAATTCTTCATGTACGACGACGTGGCTACGTATGTGGCGTGACCCAGCTTTGCGTCAACAGTGGTATTAGTTGCATCGAGCTGCATAATCGGGCCAAGGCCCTGAATGTTGATGTCCGCGCTTTCCCATCGCGTCCACGCGCGAAGACGCAGGTGGTAAACGTAAAGCCGATTATAAAAACGGACCACTAGCCTGTCACCACATTGCCGCATCCAAATGCTGTAGTTCCAGGACTGACCACTAATGCCAGTATTGCTAGTGGAATCGTACTCGAATGGCACCTTCACACTGACGCGCGTGAAATCATAATTCACCATCTCGTAGACATGGTTATACATAAGAATGAAAATGCTGTTCTCATACGCTACGAGGCACCGCGGGCCCATTACCCCAACAGCAGCATTGATAAGCTGCAATACGGCCTGCGCAGGTCCCTGGTCATAGGAAAGCACGTATGTTGCGCCGTCTTTGAACAGAACCAAGTTATCCTGATAGACCGTGAGATCCTGCAATGCGTCGCCATCTCCAGGGTTAATGTCGAAAAAGTTAGACCCTGGCCACGAGGTAAAGTTGGCGACATCGCTAAAGAAAAGCCGTGAGTTATTCGGGCTTCCTCGACGACCGCAGATCCAAAGCCGATCCTTATATACCGCACTGCTATACCCGCGAGGCATATTGGCAATTGCTGCAACAACGCCGGTATTGAGCGTGTAATCCTGACCGGTGCCAAGGCTGTTCACGCCGTCGACATCCGGAGTCAGGTATACGTGATCACCATACCTGGTCGCGGTACTGTATGACCCAGCAGCAATAAGTGCAATGGTGCCAGCATTAGGCCCATCTAGGTAATAGATATACGCGCCAGCAGTGCCCGTGTGGTTTGACTGGAAAATGACGAAACGAATTGTCTCATAGGTTCCAGTCAGCAAAATAAGCTGGAAGTCATTTGGGGGGCTGCCAGACCCGGAGCTATTCGTGAACTGAGCGGCATAGAGAATGTGCCATGGCGGACGGCTTTTGAGTGACCCGTCAAGGTCAATGTCAAAGTTGATGCAGTCCGTCATTTCGTCATCAGCAATGGCGGAGATGTCCGAATACCGATTGATACCACCGGCAAACGGACCAATCTTCAATTCTCGAACCGCTGTGCCAGTGTTAGTCGGCATTAGTCATCTACCTCATACATCATTTCAAAGACGTCTGGACGGTACAGCAATACATGACCCTTAGGAGGCATTACTAGCCAATGTCCCTCGGTAAGCCTCAAGTCACCCCGATCGGTATTAATCAGGAACTCATCCTTTACCGAATTGCGAGGGTCTTTGAGCATGGCATAGCCGTACCCCAGTTCATCAAGAAAACGAATAATCTCGTTAGTATTGTTGGTGAATCGAATTGCCCTCACATGAAGCGGGCGGTGCCTGTAGCGCTCAACTGGCATCAGTAATACCCACCCCAATATCCGTAACTGCCGTAATTCTCATCTTCAGGGAGAGTGGTAATGCGCGGATAGTATTCCCGCTGCTCCCATTGCTGACGGTCATTCAGCTTTTGATTTACCGCGTCGAACTTACCCTTTGCGTAAGCCGCCTTTTCCAGGTCCTCGTCAAGCTCATATGCTCGCGCCATGCAGAACTCAACAATAGAGACATGATAGGGGAGAGGCACAGTCAATGGGTCGGCGAGATTTCCTACGCTGTCCGGCTGCTTTGAGTAATACATCTTCAAGCCGCCGGTAATGCTGGAGCTAGGCTTAGGGAAGAGCGTAATCTTCCCCTCCCACACCATGAAGACTTCTGGAATGCCTGGACCGTACGGACTGTTAGCCGAATCAAAGCCATCGATGTATTCGTTGAACTCAGCGAATGACATATGCTTGACTCGGTAACCCTGAAATGCCAGGCTACGCAATACCCACATGTCGTCAGGCACGTCATACTCTGCTTGCCCAGCAACAATGTCAGTCAATGCTGAGGTTTGGAGCAATTCTTCATTGTTGGAACAGATTTCCAGCTGAGCGTCATTAATCCAGCGGATAATGTCGTCAGTCGTAATCTGTACCGATGCCTCATCGCCAAATGTGCGTTGTACGCGATTCACGACGTCCTGGACGTTCAAGATCCACCAACTCCCCGTCAATTCTCACACGGTAATGGCTTTTGTTGTTACGCAATACAGCCTGAGCAATGGCGTGATCCTCTTGCCGTTGCTCCATTGCTTCCTTTGCCATTACTAGCTGACGGGCATTCTCGTAATTCTCGAGAAATGTCAGTCGGTTTGGTCCTCGGCTTTGGTCTGCTGCGAAGACTTTGGCAAGTAGACGCTCATCAGCTTCATCTGAAAAGCAGACGGCATAGGGAGCACGACCTGGTGGAAATGCGACAACCCGGAACGCAAGATCTCGTTCACTTCGTTCGGCAGGTGGGATGAATTGGAGCTGCAATGTTGGGTCATAATCCCTGAGAATTTCATTAATGCGGACTTGCTTCTGACTTACAAAATGCCCATCAACGGGGAAATAAAAATTCCCATCCACGAGCCTAGGCATTAGCTCACAACCTTGGTCGCATTGATGGATGCACAATACGTTACGCCAGCAGTAGCGGCGGCAACAGCAACAATAGAGAAAGCTGTGCCGGCCGCAGCATTGAAGTAGAATTCGGTCTTGATAGGCACATTGAGTGCACGGGCAACTGGCAGGTTCGAAATGACAGTTCCGCCGAACTTAAATGCCATGTTATTGTCTTCTGCCGCTGCCGGTGCTCCAACAGCGAGCCATGTCACCACTTCAATGCGGTGAAGCTTACCAGCATTGCCAGCGGGAGGCGTATGACTAGCAATAGTCGCGCCAGCTCCGGGAGCCGCAACAGCACCAATGCCAAAGCCACTCTCGGCATTAGGACCTGAGAATGCTGTAGAAGCTGCATCAATCTTTACCGGAGTAGCTGCCGTTCCAGGATAAGGAATGGCCGCAGTCTTTACCAGGAAATCTCCGTCGCCATTCTTAATGAATGACGCCTGGAGCATTGTTGCTGTAGATTCTTTCTCCGCCAATGCCCTCCTTCTAAATTTGCCACCAATGAGAAAGTGGCCGTAGCGGGGTCATTGCCCACTACGGCCACCTTCCTGGCAGCATCCCGACCGCCGCTTACTAAGTTTAGCTCTCGGTCACGTCACTCACAAGACCGTGAGAGTTGCGACGATGCGTGCCGAACTGGCAATACTTGTACAGCGTGGAGTCGTAGGCATCAAAGCCAATGACGCGCTGCCACTTCGAACCATCCCGGTCCATAAAGCTCCAGTCGCTTTCACGGTAGAGCTTAATTTCCTTCTCATTGACAAAGTACATGCGGTTCGGCTGGCAATCCACATCAGCAATGACAGGAATGTCACCATTGTCCGTGGTAAATGCCAGACCGGTAAAGCCGCCACCAAAGTCCTTGGTGTCGCAATACCGCCGCTGCTGGACGAGAAGGTTGAAATACGAACGCCGAACGCCGAGGGTCGTAAAGATTGCCGTCGTATTTCCACCATTGGTGTAAATGTCGTCGACCATCTTGATCATCAGCGATTCAGACAATGCCCGGTTTACGCCACCGTTGGCATTGACGACCGACTGCCAAAGCGGCTCTACCGTCGGGTCAATGTTGAACAGTGTGCCGGTATTGCTGACAATCTGCTGGAGACCGACAAGCTCACGGTTCAGGTTGCCCTGTCGCGTGACAATGTCGGTATTGACCGTAACGACCGCAGGACCGTCAATGGTGAAGTTGGTGTTCTTCGTAATTGCGGTAATCTTGCGGGCAGACGCCTTCTGAGTCGCACCGGTAGCATCGTAAATGTCGATGACCATGCCGACTTCAAGATACTGCGTATTGGTCGCAGGAATGACATTGCCCGCGTTAGCACCGGTAATGGTTACCAGAATGCCGGCCGATGTGCCGTAAACCTGGCGGTTATAGTCCTTTGCCAGGTCACGCTGAATGCCGTTGACTTCCTCGTCGAGCACTGAGGCAAATGCCTGGAAGTTGCTCTGAGCCAGTTCCATTGACTGGCCGGAAAGCCGGATCGAACCGTATTGGTACGAGAGGTTTACCTGTGCACGACCATACCCCTGGTTCTGAGCAGTAGGAAGCTGCTCCATTTCCAGTCGGGCGCCAATGCCGTGGTTGCGCTTTACGTGAACGGGAAATACAACGTACTTTCCGCCAACCTCAGACGTCACACCTTCCGACGTCTGCTCAATACGCTTAGAAGTCTTTAGCCAATTCTGGAGCTGCTCACGAATGCGAGGCTCGTAAATTTCCTTAAGAATGTTGGTTGCAGTGGTGAGCGTTGCTCCCATGCGCCTCCGATTTATCCTTGCTGAGCGGCAGCCCTGAGCATTTGCTCCACCAGGCCGCGAGTCTCTTTACCGCTCAGCTTTGTTGGGTCAATTGCCTGCGAGGGGTATCCCGACCCTCCACCAGAATTTCCCATTACCTGTGGCGCGAATGGGCGGGGATTATTCTGGAGAAGGCCGTTACGAAATTCCTGGAAAGACTGGACGGAATCCTCAGCGCTCATTCCGTTCTGCATCATTGCAAGAACATACCGCTCGTCAAAGTCGCCATGCTTTTCCCTGAGCGAGGAAAGCTCACGGTCAAGCTCAGCATCAGCCTTTGCGGCTTCCTTTGCCTGGTGGTCTTCAAGAATGATCTGATTGACCAATTCCAGATTCTTTGCCAGTTCGCCGTAACGAGGGTCCT